CCGCCGGCAATCCTCTCGCCGGTCCGTTCCTCGCCAACCATGTCACCGTTCAATATCTCGGCGCCGGAAGCTATGTATTTTCTAACCTCCCAAACTTCGACGGGCTTTTCATCGACGATCTCATAACCAGCGTCCATCATTTCGTCCATGACGTTTTTTAACGCTGATTCTCTTAAAAGAGTAGATTCACCGAACGGATCCACCATGGTCAGCAACTTCTCTTTGACTTTTTCCCTGTGATAAAACTCAGCGACATAGATTTTCTTGCCTGCCCCGCCGATCCAGGGGAATGTATAGGAGTGCTCGGGATGCTTGAAAGAACTTTCTGATATGGTGTCAAGATCTTCGCCAGTCAGTTCCTTAACAAGTTTTTTATAACCATCCTCAGAGTATGCGCTTAAATGAGAATAATAATCAGCATCAGACTTATCGATCCTCTTTGCGTTCGGGTCCCAGTATCCGTTATTGTTCGCCTCGTACACCGGACGGCGCACGATTATCTGTTTCTTGTTCCCGGTTTTGTTAGACTTGAATTTCGTTTCAATGATCCAGGCACCCACGCCGCACTCAACAGTTTCTTGTTCCGCATTAGAAAAAGACTCAAGGGATGTGTTGTGGTTCGCGTCCCTTCGATATAGCCCGTCTGCCAGGTCCGCTACATCGTCGGGTGTATCGTTGATCGATTCAAAATCATTCTGTACCGGGTTGGATGCAAGGTCGGCAAGAATCTGTCTAATAGCGCTCCTGATCATGTCAAACTCACCACGATATTCTAAGAGTCCTTGCAATAAATTGCCGTCATAATGAGATACTCTGCAAAATATTCTGTCGTATGCTGCAAGTAATCTATTGTCAGTTCCAGAGTTGTAGGCTTTATCGTGTAATCGCTTGAGGTCTGTTAGTTTTAATGGCATGACACTCCCTCAACAAGACTATCTGCGAGTTCTATAAGTTTAGGATCAGGTTTTATAACTTCTCCCGATTGTTTTAATAACATTTCAAACATATCAAACATTATTGAGAGATTAACGATAGTCTCTCCCGGTGAATGTTTATAGTCAAAACAAAATGCATCGTCTTCATAAGGTACATCATGGATCGTTAGAATTTGTTCATTCATTAGAATTAGTTTTAATGGCATGATCTTCTGCGCCTCGTTTCTGTTGTACGTCCCAGGGGTTTTATTGGTCTCGGCATTACGAACACTGGTTTTTTTCCTATACTTCCCACCTTTTTAGCATAACGGCGCATCATATAAGCATATCGACCGGCATCTAATATATCGTCAAATACCTTAACTATTTTTCCCTTTTCATCCCTATGATATTGACGATGCTCCGCCATTAAATCAGGTTGCCCCTTAAATATCTTATACCGTCCTTGGCGTTGGAGATTCGCTATTTCATACAAACCATTCTCAACCGACACACCGCCATTGGGCCAGGTTGCATGATTCGCAAGAAGGGAGAAGCCTGCGTTAATCCAGTTCTGTTTTTGTTGCATGGCTACATCTTTGCCTTTTTCATTCTGTAATCCATCTTGTGGCCATGCTACCGGAATGTTTTCCGTCCATGATTTTGTAGCTCCAAAGGCATCATTGGCGCTAACTTTTGATTGACGCCACGAGTTGGTAATATAATAAATATTATTATCAGGGTCATGTACCATCCTTACAAATGCCTGGGGATGATCCCAACCAAAGTCCACACCACAAATTACACTCCAAAAATCAGGGATTTCAAATGGATCGCACATAACATAGTCGTCTGCTATGTCATAGATACGACCATGCCCAAGCATCGGCTCGCCTTCTGATCTCATTTTCCTTTGATACTCTGGATATTGAGATAATAGACGCTCTTTCTTTTCGCCTGTCATGTGCGGAGCGTCATTCCAACCAATTTGCATATATGATTGATCTGTTGATGGTTTGTCGCTGAACTGAATTACAAGCTCGGTTCGACCATTTTCCGGGGTGAATGTATAAATTATTCGCCCGCCCTTTCCTTGGTCGCCGTTTATCGTCCTGGTTAATAATTGCGGTCTGATTGTCTGGTCTCTTGGTTCTTCATCAACATGCACCCAATCCACAAGATCGCCCATTATTGCGTGTTGCCCCTGCGTGTATGACCAAAACTGAACTGTTGAAACGCCTAATTTGTGCTTTACCCGCACCGTTCGCATTGCATTAACTGTGCCTTGGGCTGATTCATAACTGTGTATTTTGTCGCTTGTTATCAGTCCGCCTTTGAATCCTTTTTGGGGAGTAAACTCTCCGAATAACTCGTTTTGCAGCAGATCGCGGGTCTTTTCCATCGAGTATCCGAGACACCAGCATTTCGGGGCAAAGTTGAATTTATAGCCTGGATAGTCTTCAGGGTAATCCCCTGTCAAATGGTAGGCATCCATGGTTGTTCCAACTCTCGTTTTGCCAATCTGATTGGCAGCACACAAACACGACTCATAATAATTGCTAGTGTTCTCACAAAATTGAGACTGCCACGGATAGAACGATTTGAAATGTCTTGATAGCTTGAATGCGTCGAAACGTCGCTTCTTTTCGCTTAACGCTAAAATCAAGCCTATCTTTTCGGGTCTTGTTTCTGGTATTTTAATCGCTGTTTGCATCGATTTGACCAATTAATCTTTTAATCCGATTGTCAAGTTCATCATCTGACTCATTGTCAAGTTTACTAACGACTTCGTGTTTCTGACTCGGCATTGCGTCGTGTAGCTGCAACGCCAGGTCAACCGCCTTGAGTCTATGGCCGTGCGCCACAACGTCATATTTAACCAAGCTTTCTCCGGTCCCGAATTGTTGACCTTCGGGGCCTTCGATTAAAAGACCGGTATTCACAATAAGCTTGAACCCTTTCGGCAACTGATCGGGGGTTATCGCGCCTTTGAGCTTAACCACCTTCGTCTCTTGAGCCTTGAGCGCGTCACGCAAACGCTTCAGCACCTTGTCGAGCTTCGGGCCTTTCTCTTGTAAGAGCTGAACGGTCCTTTCTCTTGCATTATTAGCAGCTTGTGTGCCAGCCTCTATCTTGTCTTTGTCTATGTCTACCATGTCATAATGTACTTAAAACACTACGAATTCCTTGTCAAACCGGCTTTATGCGGTTTTTTTTGTGTTATATGGGGGCTAAATGGGGTAAAAATGTACCCAAATTCATGATTTTTTATTTTTCATGATTCTATTAAATTCTATAAACCATAAATCGAGTTCTTGCGGTGTGTTTGTGGGCCTACCCTCTGGCGTTCTGAGGATAGGCATTTTATATAGTTTGTGCCATCGCTTCGCTACCTTCCAGCCTACATCGAAATGGTTTGCAATGGTCTTCCAGCCCGTAAGCCAGCCAACATCACTCACCGGCCAAACCCTTTCGCATTTTATCAGGATCGGTGTTCATGATCCACCACATTAATTGATTTTCGGGAGTCCGCAGCTCCTCTTTAGCGGCTTTACAAATGGCTTGATATAAATCTTCCCGGTCCTCAAAATCCAACTCCATTAACAGGGGATGCACCTTAGCCGTTTCGATAACCATTGCAGCCGCTTTCTCATTAATGGGCATTCTTTCCACTTCTTCAATAGCCATAGTCTTTTCTTTCGCCTCCTTCTCCTTGTTGTCTCGAACACATTTCACGCATATTTTACCATAACCGTCTAAGGACATCGCAACACGATTAAAGTATTGATCCGCTCGCTTGCTTTCTCCACACTGCTCACAAGTTTTATAAATAATCGCTTTTTCTACCATCTCTCTTTTCTCCTTATCTTTTTTTGTGCCCCAATGATCAGGCTTTGATTGTCTCAAAAAGTCCATTGTCGGGTACTGTTTGTTTTCCAGCGCATCGGCATACTGCCCGGGCAAAAGACAGGTATCACAAGGTGGTTGCCTCTTGGATGTAAATTCGTGATCACATCCCCGGCACGGCGGTTTTAAATTTTCATTCAACAAGATTTGATTTCTCCTTTCAAATACCTCAAAATAACCGCCACCGTTTCATTAAAGCCCCGGGCAATAGTCGTATAATATCCCTGCAACTCCAACCTCTCAAGCCACCATAGTTGACTTTCCGAGACCTTGCCGCCCTTTTTCCGCTTCAACTCGATATACAATCCGTGATAGCCGCCCCGGGCCACCGGCAAAAAAAGATCTGGATAACCCTTGCGCATCCCGCTTTTTTTAACCTTTTTAGCCTGCCCAATGGTTAGCCGCACTCCGTTAAGCGAGGCATTGAGCAGTTCCAGTTCAGGATGCTCGCGACAAAGCATCTGCGCCCATAGAAAGACATTGCGCTGAATGTCAGCCTCTTTGGGTTGTGGGAGTTTAAAAATTTTCATTTCTTTATGATCGGTTTTTTTCTTATCAATTCAATTTTTCCCTCGGTGGAATTATAGTTGAAATGATATTCTTTCCACTCCGGGTAAAGCTCGAACAGTAGCTCCCAAAATCCTCTTCGTGCTGCATCTAAGGCGCCGGAAAAATATTCTAAGCCCATCTCAGCAGCTTCGCGTCTCTTTACATGCACACCTAACAGCCGTTTTTCCGCTTCCGTTACAAAAAACTCACTTCCCGACAAATCAATCTCTTGTTTTTTTGTTTTCTTCTTCGCCATATCATTCTCCTTTCATTTCATCTGAGTTGTCTATGATTCACGTTTCCAACCTTTTACCAGCGCTGTCGCATATTCTACGGCAAATCGCCACTTATCGCCCTGTAAAAAATATTTAATTGCTAAGATATATATTCTAATTGTTTTCATTCACTTTAACCGGTTCAAAAAACGCTTTTCGGGTCTTTATATATCCGTCAAGCGCTTCGAAACTTATCACCTGGTCGGGATCGGCAATCATCATAAAAAGATGATCGAACTTACAGGCAACACGATATTTATCTTCCTGGGTTGCAATGTTTTTATTTTGAATTCCAATATATTTATCCAGCTCCTTCGCCCGTGCCTGCCAGTGATCGCGCGCATCGGTTAATTCTGCAATCTCAGCGTTTCGCTCAGGTCTCAGAATAGTCAGCGCAACAATCCCGTAAAAAAACATAATCGTAATGAAAAGTGCCGCACCTGCTACACTAAACACAAACGTTTTGTTTTCCGGGTGTCGCTGATCTAAAAACGGCATTACCCGGCCACCGCCTCGCCTCTCAACTTTCCGTCGATTCACTTTGTACCTCCTTCATTAGATCAACAATCGCCTCTAAAATTTCATTGCGATCTTGAGACAGCTTATTCGTTTCAATCCGATAATTTTGCAAGATTTCCATATCTTCATGTGACTGATCTCTGCTTTTATCCAGCCCTCGAAATAGTAAAAAACACATACAGAACCAGCCGAAGATTCCGCAGGAAAAACCTAAGCCAAAGCATAACCAGTTCATTTT